ATGTACAGCATACGATTAAACGATTGCTTAATTGTTTATTGTATTTATAAAAAACAATGCACGTTGTACTTGATTAATGCACGTTATTGTGTTATAATATAATTAGTAAAAAGAAAGGAGATAAAATTATGAACAGGACAGAAGCAATTAAAAAAGGTTTGGAGTTTGGTGGAACTTGATAAAATTAAAGAGGCAGAAGAGATTGCAAGGAAATATAACATTGAAATGTGTTTCGGTGATTGTTATATTGCAGTTGAGGACGATGTTTTCTATTTTTAATGAAAGGAGAATAACAAGGACGAACAAACTATTTGAATTGTCACAGGAGGAGTTAGATGTAATCGCAACATACATGGATGATGATATTAGAGAGAGCGTTTCTTTTGATTTGTCACCATGTACACCGAACCAGTTCTTGAGAGAATATGTAAGTAGAGATGAACACTTTGAAGAGCTGTTAAAATCAGAGTTTGGCATAGAAATGCGTTAGTAAAAAATAAAGGAGATAAATAGATGTCAGAATGGATAACACATGCACAAGTACGCAAGAGGTTTCAAGACCATTTTTGTGAGTCGCTATATGATCACCCTGAACTTGTAACACCTGACACGGTTGTTGAATACGAAAAAATGAGAGACATAATGAAAGAAGAAAACGGTACAGCACTTTCATTATGCAACACAACATACCGCACTAATTTACATTATGCTTTTTTATACATCGCGAAAGCAAAAACATATGATAATGGTCGTTATTATGTTGCGTATATAACAAACGATCAGCGGATTGACGTGCCGATTAGTAAAAGTTTAATAAGGGAGATTTATTCATGTTTAGAAGAAAAATTAAAAGAGCATTAAAGAACCTTATAGCGTTAATTTCACTAACTTTAATTATGTTAGTGTTAGCAATGATTGTTTATGGTATCTTTTATGGAATGGCAGAACTAGTAAACTACTTCGTTCCGTTGCCGTAAAATTAACACAAATGTTTCACGTGAAACATCTATCAAAAAAGTGAGGTATAATAATGAAAAGAGAAAATGTAGATGCAATCTATAAAGTAATGTTTGTGAAGTCCGGGTGCAGTTACACAGCACGTGTAGTAATTCCGGCATCTGCTGTCTCTGATTTGGGGATAACTGAGGGTGACAAAATACAGTGGACAAGAACGGTTGACGGGTTATTATTAAAAAAAGTTGGTGATAACAGTTGACGGTTAAAGAACAGTATAAGCGCGAATACCGAAACTATCTTCGGCGTGTAAATAGAGCGGTAAAACAGGGATATGTAGTTGACGTTGTTGGACGTGTCAAAAAACCTACAAGAGCGTCCATCAAACGATTAAAACAACAGACAGGTGAAAAGATTAGAGCAAAATCAGAGATTGTCGATGTTGAGACAGGGGAAATTTTAAAACCCATTAAAAACAAAAAGAAACGTCAACAACAACAGAGAAAAAACATCAACATATTAAAAGCAGATTTACAAACTGTGGCAAACACAGTTGAAAACAACGCATCGTTTACACCAACTCAGGGAATGTCAAAGGAGTTATTATCACCAACAGACAGTTATGAACAACTTATAGATAATTGGTATCAACAGGTTAGAGAGTCATTCTACTGGTACATTGCTCAGTTTATTGAGTGGCAAACTAATAAATTAATATACGGTAAATCAGAAGAAACGCGTAAGCGTTTTGCATATGTTTTTTCACAGCATCCTGATTTATTTCCTGAGCCACCGTACGAAACAAGGGATGTTATATTAAAAAGGTTTGACGAAATAGCGCGTATGATGGACTTAGCGCCTGACAGTGAAGCTTATTATGATTTTCTATCTATGTATGACGGTGTTGAGAGTGAGGGATAGTTGTGAATATGGTGAGACGTTATGGGAAGAAAGAAAGAAATAACTTACTGGGCGTGTGACTTTGAGACAACCGTGTGGACAGATGAGATGGTGGAACAAGTCGGACATGAGCAAGATTATACTGAGGTATGGGCGGGTGCTGACGTTGCACTATATGATGACACTGAGTGTGTAACAATCACACACAGTATACGTGATTTTCTAACTAGATTCTTACGTATGTCAGGAAATAACGTTTTATTTTTTCATAACCTCTCTTTTGATGGTTCATTCATTGTGGATTTTTTGCTCCGTGAGGGATACACACACACAAGTGTGAAAGACAGTGAAATGAGGAGTAGGCAATTTAAAACATCTATTTCAGCCATGGGTCAATGGTATTATATTAAGATTAAATGGTCGCATGCATTACTAGAAATAAGAAATAGTTTAAAGCTTATGCCGTCATCTTTGAGAGCAATCGGGGAGTCATTCAAAACGAAACACCAAAAGTTAGAAATGGAGTACACAGGCAACAGGCAAGCCTATTGTGATATAACGCCGGAAGAAGAGGAATACATAAAAAATGACGTTCTTGTGTTGAAAGAAGCTCTCGAAATGATGTTCAATGAGGGGCATGACAAGTTAACGATTGGCTCATGCTGTTTGTCGGAGTTTAGATCTCATTACACAAAAAAGGATTTCGACAGATTGTTTCCCGACATACGAGATGATTTCATGCACTTTGAATTTTCAGGCTATAACAATATGTGGGAATATGTACACAAATCATACTCCGGTGGATGGTGCTACGTGAATCCTAGATACGCACACAGAACTATAACATTAGGGAAAGTATATGATGTAAATTCATTGTACCCGTCTATGATGCACAGTGTTTCCGGGAATTACTATCCTTACGGACATGGTCAGTATTGCTTAGGTGCACCACCTGACCATATGAATAATAAGAATGATTTTTATTATTTTGTTCGTTGTAAGTTTCGGTTTCGGCTAAAACCGGGAGCGTTTCCGTGGTTGCATATCCGAGGTAACGCACACTATAAAGGTAACGAAAATCTGTACACCTCAGATATACGGCATAAAGGACAATATTATAGATATTATTATGATAATGACGGGAATGTCTGCGATACATTACACGAGTTTGTGCTGACTAAGACAGACTGGATGTTGTTGCAAGATACCTATGACTTGTACGATTTACAGGTTATTGATCATGTGTGGTTTTACGCTCGTCCGGGGATGTTTGATGAATACATCGACACGTATGCGGAAATGAAAAAGAAAAGTAAAGGTTTTAAACGGACACTGGCTAAACTTTTTCTAAACAACTTGTATGGCAAGTTCGCAATGTCAGATGATAGTTCATGGAAAGAACCATATATGTCTGAGGATGGAATCGTCCGTTTCATATTGCATGAGGAGCATGAAAAAACTGTTGGTTATATTCCTGTCGGTTCAGCTATAACATCATACGCGCGAAATTTCACGATCAGACACGCCATAGCTAATTATGATCGTTTCTGTTATGCGGACACAGACTCTATACATTTACAAGGTTTAGAGCCGGCTGAAAAGGTTGTTGTTGACCCTGTTGAGTTTTGCTGTTGGAAAAATGAATGTGATTTCGATTTCGCGTATTACGAGCGTCAAAAAACATATGCAGAACACGTTATAGCAGAGGACGGTAAGGAGTGCAAGCCTTATTTGAACTTAAAAGCGTCAGGTATGACGAAACAGGCGAAACAGGAGTTTATTGACCGCGGATTACCAGTGTCCGCGCTACGTGAAAACTTGCAACTTGAGGACGCTAACCTAAAGGGTGTAAGAATCAGAGGTGGTATATTGTTAAAAAATAAAACATTTAAAATACAAAAAAGTCTTGACAAAAAAGTGAATCCGGTGTACAATCATTATTGTAATCAAGGTGAATGTTAAAAAAGAAAGGAGATTTAGGATATGATTACAAGAACAATTATTACAGCAAAAGTTAAAGCTGAGGTCGTTGAAAAAACAGATCAGGGAATCCAGTCAAGAGAAGTAGAGGTAAATGTTGATAAGTGTACCTCAAAAGAAAAGGCAGAAATCGCGTTGGGGAAAATGTTCAAAAATGCTATTGTGAATGTTTTAGAATGTGTGTTCTATGCGGATAAGCGTGTGATGAGCGATTCTGATTTTGCTGAGCACTCAACACTGAAAGAACATCTGCTTCTCACAGAGGAAGATGTTGCAAAAATTAACGTTTCAAGAAAGAGAGGTAAATAAGCATGTTATATAATATCACAAAAATGGATATGGCGAACGTAGGTTCAGGACTTGGATTTGTTGACGCAGTTGAACAGAAAGTAGAGGGTGTACTTGAGGGGTTTGGAATCGTGGATACTGAAGAAGTTCCGATTTCCGTTGTGAAAGTGAATGGACAGCTTTTTAGTGGTGCGTCAAAAGTTGTTGAGGGTAGATTAAGAAACCTGAGCGCAATCGTTGGAGACAGTAACGATGTTGAAGAAAAGAAGATCAGCGTAAAATTTGAAAACATTAAGTTGGCAAAGGGTAACGGCACAAACCTTATTGTCACTAGATATGAAGAGTAATCAGAAAGGGCGGAAAACCGCCCTTTCTTTATAAGGTGGTCTAATATGATTAATTTAGAAAAATTGGATATGTCTATTGTAACATCTGACACATTAATGCACATCATCAATGACCCATATGTACAATCTGTGACACCGTGCACATACAGAAAGGGATTACGATGTTATAACATAGTGTCAATTTGTGGAGAAAGGTATAAGGTGTTTACACATGGGAAAATATTATAACTGTGATTATTTGTTGACATTAAAAGATCGTAACGGAAAAAACCCTGATATATACATTGCAGACGGAAACCGAACAGCGGGAAAAACGGTCTCGTTTAAGCGTAGGCTAATAGACACGTTTTTGAAAGAAAAAACAGACGTTAACCAGTTCTATCTTATCTATCGTTACAAAACAGATATGCAGTCCATGTCCGATTCATTTTTCACTGACATTCGAAGATTGTTTTACAACGGGCATGTCATGACCGAAAAGAAATTGTTTGACGGTGCAGTAGTACAATTACTGCTAGATGATAAGCCATGTGGGTGGTGCTTACCGCTGTCATTGTCAGGGAAAATTAAGAGAATGTCGTCCATATTCGTGCAAGTGGCACATGGATTTTTTGACGAATACCAAGACGAGTCTGACAATTATCTACCAAACGAAATAGATAAGTTGATGTCTATACACACTTCTATCGCACGAGGTGATGGAGAGCAGACACGGCGTGTTCCGCTATATATGGCAAGTAACACCGTATCAATACTCAATCCATATTATCAAGCATTGGGTATCAATAAAATGCTAAAACGTGATACAAAAATATTACGTGGTGACGGTTGGGTATACGAGCGAACATATAACGAGAGCGCCAGTAAAGCTTTTGAGAGTTCAGCTTTTAACCGTGCGTTCTCTGGGTCAAAATACTTTTCGCACGCGGCACAGAACGTCTATTTGAATGATAATGACGCTTTAATAGCTAGACCTAGTGGTGCGTCTGAGTATATGCTTTCGATACGCTACAATGGAATGTGGTACAATGTCAGAAGATACAACAGTTGCGGTTACATTTACGTGTCAGAGGGGGCAGACGAAACATACCCACGCCGGGTCTGTTTCAACTACACAGACGTTGTTGACGATCGCGCTGTGATGGTTAACAGCAGTAACTACATTATTATAGCGTTACGGAATTATTTTCACCGTGGTTTCATGCGTTTCCAAAACCTTACCTGTAAAAATATGATGTTCGATATGTTATCTTTTTTATAGGTTGACACAGGTAATAATATGTGGTATTATAATATTGCTCCCCTATTTGAGTAGAATCACTGACCGCGCCCGGACGCGTTAAGGGGCAAGCAGTCAACCGGGGCGGGTGGAGTAACGCACCCTCTGATTTATCTTATAGGTTACGGGCACATAAAAAATAGCGGTTTCAACAAATTTACTGTTGACACCGCTATTTTATTTTGCTATAATGTGATTAACGATTAAGTGATTGCTTAATTGTTTAACATTCATGTTTCACGTGAAACATCTTGATTCATGTTTCACGTGAAACATCTTGATTCATGTTTCACGTGAAACATCTTGATTCATGTTTCACGTGAAACATCACAGAGAAAGGGGTGGAGGTATGGACACTATTAACACAGTTATTAACGCTGTTTCAATGGTCGGATTTCCGATTGTGTGTTGCGGTGTACTCATGTATTATCAGAAATACACACGCGACAAGGACTCCGAACAGCTCAAACAGTTGTCAGAATCTCACGCAGAAGAGATCAAGACAATGGCAGACGCGCTCAATAATAACACCATTGTGTTACAGAAACTGTGCGATAAGCTAGACAGTGAGGTGAATGTGAATGAAAAAAAGTAAGGATCTGATTGCATTATTCCTCTCTGTTATGCTTGTTGTTTCACTACCAGTCACAGCTAGTGCAAATATGAACGGTATAGACGTGTCTAACTGGCAACGTGGAATTGACGTAACACAGATGCATGACGTTGAGTTCGTAATCGCAAAAGCAACAGAGGGTACAGGCTATGTTAACCCGGATTGCGACAGAGTATATCAAGATGCAAAAGAAAGCGGAAAAAAGACAGGTGTATATCATTTCGCTAGGAAAGGTGATGCGATCGCACAGGCGAAATATTTCGTTAATCACATTTCCGGTTATATTGGTCAATCTGTATTGGTGTTGGATTATGAATCATCCGCGGTCGATCAAGGTGTCGGTTGGGCGAAAGACTGGCTAGACGCTGTCTATAACATGACAGGTGTGAAACCCGTGATCTATATGTCAAACGGTGTGGTTCACAGATATGACTGGTCGGAAGTGGCAAAGAATTATTCTCTATGGAATGCGGGGTATTATGCGGGCTATAACACAATCTATGGGTTCATAGACAACCCACCATTACATTATGACCTTGGTGAGTTCTCAGGCAAGACACCACTATTCCAGTATACATCATCCGGTCGGTTGAATGGTTGGACAGGTAACTTGGACTTAGATGTGTTTTACGGCGATAGCGCAGATTGGGATAAATTAGCGGGTTGTGTTGCGTCAGATAACTATAAACCGTCTGAGCCAAACCACAAAGCAGAAGATCGTGTTGTGTATTACACAGTGCGATCAGGTGACACGTTGTCACGTATTGCACAACGATACAACACAACATACAAATATCTTGCTGAACTGAACGGTATCGCGAACCCGAACTTGATTTACCCGGGACAGGTTCTCACAATTTCCGGTGCGTATTCATCAAACACGAACACGGAAAGTGTCACAACGTACACAGTAAAAAACGGTGACTGTCTAACTTCCATTGGAAAAAGACTTGGTGTTTCGTGGATTGATATTGCAAATAGAAACGGTATTCATTCGCCCTATACTATTTTTCCGGGTCAGGTACTTACAGTTGCGTCAAGTTCACAATCATCAAATGTTTCACAGTATTACACAGTGCGGTCAGGTGATACATTGTCTGACATTGCATCACGGTATAATACGAGTTATCAGACGCTTGCTAAACTGAACGGAATCAAGAATCCGAATCGAATCTATCCGGGTCAAAGTATAAGGTTGTGGTGATATGCCATCTATTAACACAGCTTACACATGGATGATTAACGCGTGCAACGCGCCCAACATTGGTTATTCTCAAAAATACCGGCGTGGACAGAATGTAAACGGGATCACGTATTATGATTGCTCTTCATTAATATCACAGGCATTAACGCAAGCCGGGTATTTTCAAGAAAATCCTTGGTTCACAACAGCCACCATGGGGCAGTATTTGCTAGACCTTGGTGCACAACATTACAAAACAGATGCTGTTCCGTGGCAAGCGGGTGACATTCTAGTTGTTCGCGACGCAACACGTCAACATACAGAAATGTGTTATGAACCCGCGGACAATGGTGGCATTACAATGGGTGCACACACAGCGAATGTTCCGCTTGCGCAACAGGTTTCCATAAATAACTTTGTGACCGGGGTTGATTACTACACCGACCTCTATAGATTAGGAAAAGCCACAAAGCTTAAATGGATTGCAAAAAATAACTATCTCACAGAGGAAGAAATGCAGAACAATGCTTATGTATTTTATTCTATCATGTGGGGTTATGGTTTCACTTTAAACGCTGTTGCGGGTATGCTTGGCAACTTTGAGCGAGAATCCAATATCAACCCGGGATTGTGGCAAAACTTAGATCAGGGAAATTATAGTCTAGGTTTCGGACTCGCTCAGTGGACACCCGCAACAAACTATACAAACTGGGCGAAAAGTCAGGGGTTCGAAATTGATGACGGTGACGGTCAGTGTTTGTGGCTAGATACGCAGACTGACCCATCCGGTCAGTGGATTCCAACCCCACAATATAAAATGTCGTGGTCGGAATTTAAAAAAGCTACGGATGAGCCTGAATATCTTGCAAGTGTGTTTCTAAAAAACTTTGAGCGTGCCGGAGTCGAAGTCGAGGATGATAGGCGAAAAAACGCGCGCAAGTGGTATGAATATTTAAAAAATTTTAACCCAGACAACCCACACGTAAAAAAGAAAAAGAAATCGAAATTGTGGTTATACAGTATGCCACTATGGAAAGGAGCTAATAGAGTATGACAAGAGAAGAAGCGTTAACACAGATTATTGATGCTCTTGAAAATGTTGAGGAGTTTGACGAAGCTCTCACAACTTTAAGGACACCTACGGAAGATGAAACCACTTGGAAAGCAAAATATAATGATCTTGCTGAAAAGTATAAAACACGGTTCAAAGATGAAATCATGACACAGAATAGTGGAGCATTGGAAAAACCGATCGAGAAAACAATTACACCTGAACCTGTCCCGAAACTGGAAGACTTGGACTTTTCCGGGGAAACAGAGTAATGAAAGGAGAGACTAAACATGGCAACAAAAGCAAGTAATGTAGCAATTTTAAATGCAATGAGGTCAGAGTATGAGCTTGAAAACAGACTGCCTGAGGTGACTCAGAGCAATTTGTCTGAGATTTTCACAGCTATGATGAGTTATTCACAGGGTAAAAATCAAATTATTCCATCTCTACTTGAAAGAATCGGTCTACAAACTGTGGACTCAACAGCTTGGCGAAATCCTCTTGCTATGTACAAAAAAGACCCTATGCGTTATGGTATGACGCACGAGGAAACGTTTGTAAATATGTGCAAAGGGAAATTGTACGACCCGCGTGAATCCTACGAGTCTGCATTTCAGCAGTATCAGTCGTATATTATGACCGTGTTCCACAAGGTCAATCTAAATATGCAGTACCCAGTTACAGTAACATTCGATAACTTGCGGTCAGCATTTTTGTCAGAATACGGAATCCGCGACATGATGGGGATGAAAATGCAGTCAGCCGTGTCCGGCGCGAACTGGGATGAATACAACGCTATGAAAGGTATGATTGACACTGGATATACACAACAGATTTTACCGGCTGTTACTGTTCCGGCTGTTGTGGATGAAGCGTCCGCTAAGAGAATGCTTGCAGAGGTAAAATCCGCAGTGGATGAATTTAAATTCCCGAACCCGGCGAACAACATCGCGGGTGCGACTTCTACATCTGAACCGTACAGTCTCATCTTCATCACAACACCGAAAGTTAACGCGCAGATTAGTGTTGACGCACTGGCTTATGCATTCCATCTTGACAAAGCACAGGTGGATGTTAGAACCGTAATTGTTGACAAGTTCGCGAACTCAGCGATTCAGGGTGTGTTGATGGATATTAGATTTTTCAATGTAAGAGATCAGTTCCGTGAAATGAGCGATCAGCGACTCGCAAATGTTCTTGCATGGAATTATTTTTACACTATGGTGGAAATGATTAGTGCGTCACCGTTCTACCCGATCAGAGTGTTCACCACAGATCAGGTAGCTACAGAGTCATTAACTATTTCTGCGACAGATGGAACGTACACACCGGGTACAGTGGTCAATATTCCGGCAACCGTGTCAGGTGGGACAGGTGCATACCATCAGAAACTTTTGAGTTATAGTGTTTCAGGTGCAACATCGAAAGACACATATATCTTGCCAGGTACAGATCAGTTATACGTTGGTTCAGATGAAACATCAGCAAAACTTGTTGTTGAGATTGTTTACAGACCGGACGAGTCAGTGAAAACAACCGTAAATTTTACGAAAGCGGGTTAGTGTCAAACACAGTTAAGTTGGAAAAAACTTTTATTTGGGGGTGAGTAAACATGATTCCAATGCCCATACAGGCGAATGTTGTGCCACGTGCACCACAAACACAACTAAGACTATATAGAGGTGTTCCATGGGATAATTCGTATAATCACGTCAGATTGTACAACTCAACACAGGACTTGTTAAATCATCTTGAAAACTGGAGAGTTAACCTCTCCAGTGAGTTAGATGAAATGTCACCGATTCGAGTTGGGTCACTTGACGTGAAAGTTCCATTCACTGAAATGTCTGCGCTTGATCTTAACTATTTAGCGTTCAACAACTATGGGTTACATGATGAATGGGTATTCTGCTTCATTACATCAATAGAGTGGAGATCAGAGCGTACAACTAGAATCATATTTGAACTGGATGTTTTTCAATGTAACTGGTATAAGCTGAAAGTGAAGCCGTGCTTTATCGAATGGCAACATATTTCAAAAAGTCAGGACAGAATCGGGGCAAATCAGATCCCCGTAAATCTTGAAACAGGAGAGTCTGTAGTGGCAAATTCCTATCTATATCCGTTGTACAATATGGACATATGTGTCTATGTTTCAGAGGGGACAACAGGTGAACCTTTTGACGGTTCAGTAGTTAACGGAATATATCGAACAGGATCGTTGGGTCATTACAGTGTCAAAGACGTGGAAACCGTAAACAACCTAATCAAACAATACACGGAAGAGGGTATTGTTGACGATATTATGGCTATATTCATGGCTCCTCAAATATGCATTAACGCGATAAAGGGTGATGACTCAAACCGGGCAGAGTTCAAGTTACCGTTAAACAAAGGTGATATTTTCGGTGGTTATATTCCACGCAACAACAAGTTATATAGCTACCCATTTTGTTACGCTATGGTGGATAATAACGAGGGTCAGGCAAATATCTATAAGTTTGAATTATCGAACAATGCCGATCACAGTATTGACTTTGAGATAGTTGGTGCAATGTGTACCTTACCACAGGTGTTAGTGTCTCCGTCAAACTATAAGGGCGTGAACCGTTTATTTTCTGAATCATTAGTGATATCAGGATTTCCACAATGTGCTTTCCAGTCTGACACATTCAAAGCTTGGGTTGCTCAGAATAAGGGCGCACTGGCTGTTCAAGCTACATCTATTGTGGCTGATTCCTTGCAAGCACCTGTTGGTGCTGTAACAGCTGTCGCTACAGGTGGAGCAAGTGCTGTATTAGGTGGGATGCAAGCCGCATCATCCTCAGTCAGTGCAATCCAAGGCACTATGTCGTTATTGGCACAATTAAGAGACAAGTCTGTTGTCCCGGCATCTGTTCACGGGAAAGCACTTTCTGAAAATGTCAATGTTGCTTGTGCTCTAACGGGGTTCACTTTCTACGTTATGTCGTGTCAGGAAGAATTTGCAAGGGTGATTGACTCATTCTTTGATGTGTACGGATATCCAATCAATAGAGTCGCAACACCAAGCATACACAGTCGATCAACATGGAATTACGTGAAAACAGCCGGGTGTGGTTTCACAGGTGCGGTTGACTTGGCGCAGTTACAACAGATTAGATCTATTTTCAACCGTGGTGTTACACTGTGGCATACAGATGATATCGGAAACTATTCACTGCCAAACAATTAGAAAAGAGGTGATATTATGGGTACAGTGAAAAACCCTTACCGGGTATACGAAAAGAACATAAATCAACCGTGTAGCGAGCGAGACATCACTGAATTCTACTTTTTTAACAGTATCATGAACTTGTTTATTAATCGGTTCAAATACACAGGATTACCCGAATCAATTGAACCATTCTTTATAGAACGCGTTATGTTTTTTCACGGGTTGGGGTCGTTCATTTATGATGATGTAGCAGACGCTTTTGCCTTTATGAAAGTGAATTTGTCCGGGATGTATGATATATACAACGTGCCACAGGATAGATGGGCGTATGCTAACAATGGATACGTGAAAGAATACGGAAAAGATAACTCTGTAATCATGTGGGATTCAGCGACCGCATTTCCATATTATTATACGGCTTGTCTGTACGCAAAAACTATGGCAGATGTGTGGCGTACACGTGACATTAACATGTTTAGTCAACGTACACCTGTTGCGATTGCTTCATCCGATGACGAGAAATTGAGTTATCAGGTGCTCGGTGACGAATACTCCAACTATGTTCCGGTGATTAAAATTAGCGACACAATTAATATTAAGAATTTACAAGCTATCACATTAGGCGCGCCTTATGTTATTGACAAGTTGGAAGATGAACTTACAGTGTTGTGGGGTCGTGTACTAACTGATCTTGGTTATGAATCGAACCCGTCTGAAAAAAGAGAAAGACTGATATCCGATGAAGTTGCCGGGAACAACGGTCACACAGAGGGTAATCGAAATCTAGCACTTGCGCTGAGAAAACGCGCAGTTGACGCTTGCAACAAATTATTCGGATGGAACGCGAAAGTAGAATTTAGATCGAATCTACCAACGCCAGTAAATGCCCCGGGTCAGTTTACGCCAAACATTAACAGAAAGGGTGATGTTATTGAGTAAGTATACCACAACTATATACAATATACTCCAAAACATTGTACCAAACTCGGAGAGCCTATCACCGGATGAACTGGTTGAGAATGGTGTAAACGCTTTTTTCGACTTCTCATTTCCTTGGTATAACAACACAGGTGATGGAAAATCTGAGTTTATGAGCGCATACTTAACAAGGTATTTGAATAATGAAATAGGGCAAGAAACGTTAGGAATGCACAAACAATTTTTTAAAGGTTTGATGTGTGAAAGCATGGAAGAAATGAGTCAAAAATATAGATTGCTTGGTGGTATGCCTAACGTTGCGGGAGAAAGGTTGGTGAAACACAATGAAAACATAAACGACACAGAGACAAGTAACACAGATGTGAAGCAAGATGCAGTATCTACAGATACTTCAAATCAGAAACAAAACTCGCAGTCTATTCATTCAGACAACCCACAGGTCACAATTAGTACAAATGACTATGCATCTGAAATGGATAGAGGCGAAGCGACCACAAACAACACCATAAACACAACAAGTAACTCATCAGGGAAAAATAACAGTAACCGTGTAGGAAACACAATCAGGACACTCTCTGAAAATGAAACAGACACACGCAATAGTGAAAAATATTTTAAAGCAATTTCTGAGGGTACGTATTTAATCAACACAATACTGTTAAAACGCTGTAGAAGATTGTTTATGCAAGTATGGTAAAAGTGAGGTGATAATATGCAAATAACACCATTAATTAAATTGAATTGTTGTAATCTACCGTCAGTGTATAACGACAAACAGTCGTACTATGAGGTGTTATGCTATCTCGAAAATAAGATAAATGAATGCATTTCAGCTATCAATGACTATACGGATGCATACAAAGATTACACGGACACGCAAATCGCTCAATTAAAAGCAACACTTGAAAATGAGATACATTCCCTTGAAGAGTATGTGAACACACAAGTTGCTGACTTTAAAGAATATGTTGACGGAAAAATTACTATTGTTGAATCTGATTACAACGAAAAAATAACAAAACTTGAAGTATCAATAAATAAGAAAATAAATGATATTTCGAATTCATTGACAGAATTGACAAAAACCGTGTACCGTCTAAACGCTGAAACGTATTCATACATCAATCAGCAAATTGATAGATTAATTGATTATATTGACAAGTACGTCTGCGAGAATATACAGTGTTATAATCCTGTCACAGGACAATATAACAGCATATGTAAAATTCTTGGTGATATTTATGACTCAGCGAGATATTGTGGAATAACTTGCAATGAATTTGACGGTTTGGAGCTGAGCTGTAATGGTTTTGAAGCGCTAAGCATGATGGCACACGATTTTGATTTATACGCCGGATGCAAATTAATCCCATCAAGTCAGTTATACATGTTCTCACCGTTAACAGGTGAATACGTATTCTATCAAGATGTGATTTATCAGTTGGCTGAATTACACAGCAACGCACCAATTACAGTTAACGAGTTTGATGCCCTAAAATCACTAACGTGTAATTCCTTTGTAGGTTACAATATGACGGCGTACACGTTTGACAACAGAGCAAAAGATATATTAATGTAAGGAGATTATTATTATGAGTAGCACAAACAAAACAACAAACTATAATTTATCACAGTATATCGGAACGGACAAACCTACATACCTTGGCGACTACAACGGTGATATGTTGAAAATCGACACACAGATGAAAGCGAACGCGGATTCAGCGTCCAACGCCACTAGTTCGGCGGGTACGGCTCAGGCTGTCGCAGAGAAAGCGTCGAAAGACGTACAGGCTTTAAATGACTCTCTGACAGCTAACAGTGAAGATATTGCCAGTTTAAAAGCAAAAAACGCACAACAGGACGTATCTATTCAGAATGCGACAAACTCGGCAAGCTCAGCACTGAACAAAGCAAATCAGAATGAGCAGAATATTACAGACATTAACACACGTAATCAGTGGATTTATGGGACTAACATTCACAACACAGGACTCGCTAACTATACATCAGGTTCATGGAACTGTTCATATAACAAGTTTTCAGGATTGTTAACCATTGACGGACAGCTCGAATTTTCTCAGGGATCAACTATTTCCAATACAACAAGAATCGCTACAATCCCTAGTAATATTATGGAAATGATTAGATTATCAGGAGATAAAACAATTTGGAATGCTTTATTTGTGACAAGAGCGGACTATTCACTGGAAGTTAACAACCTGTTCTTGGATCAGACCGGAAAGATCACTTCAAAAGCAACGTTAAACAATGAAACGTATATTGATATTAATATTACGCTTAACACTTCAAATTGGTCGTTATAAACGCAATCACACTGTAAATGCTATATACGGATGCCACATCACGCGGTG